CCATGTGCGGTTGCTCCACTGGCGATACTGCCTCTCCTTGTAGCCGTGCTCTTGATCGTCCAGTTCGATCCTGAGCTCTCGGTGAACACAGAGGTTGCAATCATGGTCACAATTCTTACGTGGGTCCTAGCGATCATATTGATCGCCAGGCGCTGCCGCAAGAGTGCATTTGGAGAAGATCTCATCGAGCAGGTTGACCACCTCGACTATGATGAACCCAAAGGCGCTAACTACGGGAGGGGTTTCACCAGCAACATGGTTCACTTAGCACGGGTTAAATACCAGCTAGAGGAACTTTGCACGATGCCACCACTTACCCGACAAGCCACGCTCGGTTGCGTGCACCGATTCTTTGTCACCTATCTGGATGATATTCCAGACATGCGAGCGAAAGACAAGTATTGGCACATAACTAGAGCTATGCTCATGGTCACGGTACCCACCGAGACCGACGTCTACATAAAGAGGCTAACAGCCTCTGATCCAGTAGCCGATCGTGTCAACGAGTACCGTGCCGCCGCCCAGCTTTCCTGGACCGATTGGTTCTTTGGGAAGCAGGGCGGTAAACGTCTTTGATGGGGCCCAGGATACGTATTCGGATTGGACTTCGTAGCCACCACGATCACCGAAGTTAACTTAGGTATCCGAATTAAACGTGCCCTGGGTCCCATAAAAATCCCCAAATTGTTCAAGCTTTGTGCCATGGGGCCTTGCTTGGATATTGGGGTCCCCGCGAATAGTCTAGTTAATCTAGTCCGCGCGGTGTACGAGCGAGTCTTTTTTGTCAAGGGTGAGGAGGGGTTTGTCCGACCCCCCCAACCAACGGAACCCGGACTAACTAGATTACATAAAGCGCTTGGAAGCCTACTTCGTTATCTTCCCTCGACCGGCAAGCTCACGCATGAGGAGTTTTACAACACTTATCGTGACGCCCGCAAGAAGACAATATATAAGAAGGCATCTGAGAGCTTGCATCTCTATAAGCTGGAATGTAGAGATGCCCACATCAGAGGGTTTCTTAAGAAAGAGAAAACCAATCTGAGTGGGAAGCCGCTCCAAGACATCGTAGCGAGAGTTATATCCCCACGTGATCCAAGGTATAACATTAGTCTCGGGGTATATCTCAAACCCATGGAGCATCTCATATACCGGTCCATAGCGCGATTAATGGGCGGTGCCACTGTGATGAAAGGCTTTAACGCCGAGGACCGGGGCAAACAAATTGCTAAGGCATGGAGTACGTTCAAACGACCAGTCGCGGTCGGACTAGACGCTAGTCGATTTGACCAACACGTCAGTCGAGGCGTTCTAGAGGTGGAGCACAGAGCTTACACCTACATGAATCGAGATCCTGAGCTTGCCAGATTGTTAGCGCATCAACTAGCTAACAAAGTCACCGCAACCGCGGCCGACGGCAAGGTCAAGTACGTCACCAATGGTGGCCGCATGAGCGGAGACATGAACACAGCACTGGGAAATTGCCTTCTCAGTTGCTTGATGGTCTACTCCTACATGCGCCATCTAGGGATCTCAAAGTACCGCCTTTTCAATGATGGGGATGATTGCGTTCTGATCGTGGAGCGCAGACATCTGCATCGGCTAGACGGACTCAAGGACTATTTCTTGGAGTTCGGGTTTAACATGAAAGTGGAAAAACCCGTTTACATCCTTGAGGAAATTGAGTTTTGTCAAAGCCACCCCGTGTTCGATGGAGTTTCCCACGTGATGGTAAGGAATCCGACTCTGGCAATGAGCAAGGATTCCACCACACTGGTGGGAATCGACAGCGAGGCCTCGTGGAATACACAACGCGGTAATGTTGCTGCTTGCGGACTGTCCCTAACACAGGGAATTCCAGTCATGCAGGCATTCTATGAGGCCTTAGGTCGAGGAACGAGCATTCTTCGAAATCGGGCGACGCCCTCAAGCGGAATGGAGTATTTGGCTGAACGCATGGACCGCAGCGATCGCCAAATTACTGCCGCTGGGCGTTGCTCGTATTGCCTGGCTTTTGGGATAGCACCCAAAGACCAGGTAATTCAAGAAGCTTACTTCAACTCTATCTCTCACAAGTGGGCGGTTCCCACCGCCGTGAATAGTCTGTTTTGTCCTTCGTACTAACCACTATTCCACCAAACAACCACAATCTACTATATTTACCGTGCCAAACACGATGGAACTCCTTAGCCCACTTTTAGGGCAAGCTAGTTCTGGCTCCAGTTT